TTTGCCTTTAACTAAGCCTTTTAGCTCATCGTCTTTTTCATCCCAAGCTGTTAGAACAACATTCCTTAGAAGGTCGTCTTTGACTTGAGCCTTGAGTGTTTCATCAAGTTTTTCGTAGGCCTTTTGTTGGGCCTTTGTTAGATTTTCTTCCAATAGTGCTTCAATTTGAGCATCGTACTGTTTAAGGTACTTGTTCAAGATTGGCATTACCGCGGCTTTTACAGCTGGATTCGTATAACATACGAAAGCAACTAAAGCTGCGACTGCTGCTAATAGTGCGAGGACCATTGGTTCTTCTAACAAACCTGTTTCCTCAACGACACTAAGAATATCTGCGGTTACGTTACCGGCAGTTTCATTAGTTGCAGTTGAGTTATTGTCTGCTGTTGTATTATTCATTTTTCTACCTCGAGGTTGGACTCTTTGGTGCCTTATCCGACACCCATTCAGAGTCCGTACTTATATTACTTTTTCTTGCTATATATACCTTTTGGTTTACAGGGCTTTTTATAAAAGGCACACCACCTACAAAGAGTTTGGGGCACCATTTCATACTGCTCAACGTCGTCCCCCCTTTTTTTAATTTCGTTGTGTATGCCTTTGATAAGCTCCCGCGCTTCTCTAAGGTTTTCATCGTTGATTGCCACGAACATTATGTCGTCATATCGCAACCAGTCGATACCTGCAAACTTTGGTACAACGCCGGTTTCTTCATAATACATCAGTGCGTATATGATTAGTTGCCGATAATATTCTTCGGGGAGCCAATGTCCGTACCTTTTACTAGTTTTGTAGTCTACAATCGAGATATTACCCTCAAAATCTTTTGCGACTACATCCACAATACCGCGGATAGACAAGTTTTTGTTGTGTATACGCATTTCGGCAAAGTGTGGACGGAGTTGTTTCAACGCCATATCCTTTGACCTAGCGACTTTCCAGTCAACTAGTTCATACAGTTTCTTTTCAATACGGTGACAAAAGTTTACAAGTAAATCAATTGTCTCGCGTTCCATCACATCTGCATCTATCTTTGGGTCTTTAAATAACCAAGGCATTTTTTCTTTACGTGCCTCCCACTGTTTACGAAATTCTAGGATAGCCCATTCTTGGGGCTCCCCGTTTCTCCATTGACTGGGATACTTGTACTCTTGGTCAAATATTCTTTCCAATATATCGTGCACTATGGTACCCCGAAAAAGGTGTAACGTTAACTTGTCAGGTAGTTTCTCGATATACCTATGGTAAAAATTTCGGGGGCACTGAAGGAAGGTGTTGATTTTCGAAGGCGATAACGGTAAGTTACTCGGAGTCCAATCGTCAACCTCAACTTCAGTTGTTTTTTCATTACCGATAGTTACGGTAAAAGATGCGCCAGATGGCGTGTTTTCTATTTTAGTCATAAAATATTTAGGCATTAGAGCTATATAAAGTTATCTAAGTAATTATTTGGCCAGCATATGTTTATAGCATCTATGCTATATAGTATATGCTTAATAGAGCTATAGTATCTTTATTGACAAACCTTTATATATTATCTTGACGAAATAAAATGTATGGGTCGAAAGTGGGCACCGGGGGACAAATGAAGGCCGAACAGATGTTGGTCTTAACAAATACGTTAGGAAAAATTATCGCAGAATTGGATGATGTGAGGGCAATGATAAAGGAAAGCACATATGAAGATTTTGTAGGTGAGGAGGAATGAAATGGTTGATAACAATATTGGAAATGTTAGCGGGTGTTTCTGCTTTAGCGGGTGTGATTATTGTACTAGCGATAACCTATGCACTTGTGAGAAAACAACTTCCAACGTTCCCAAAAAAAGTTACAGAAGTGAAAAAGATTAAAGAACAGCCAAAAAGGAGGATTAAAGAGATGAGTAAGGAGAAAGGAGAGTCGATTACATTTAACGACATATTTATGTTTATGATAGCAGTGCCTTTAGTTTTACTCTGGGTTGGTTTTGCAGGTTTCGTTATACACAGCGGATTGCAAGACGATTCTGTTCTCGAGCAAATTGAAGGTTATACAACTTTGATAGCTATATTAGGTGGGCCAGCCCTTCTGATTATCAAAGATGCCCTAGATGTTTGGAAACAAGAACAAGCAGAGAAAACAGCATTTTACAAAATGAAAGCACAGTCAGTTATAGATTACAATGCAAAGGCTCAAGAGCAAGCACAAATGATTGAAGCTAAAGAACAAGAACAACAACATAAAATGCAGTTGAAGAAATGACCGAAACATTTATATGTTGCAATCGCATAATTAAAATTGGTGACTAATATGGTCAAATGTGAATATACTATGTGTGGACGAGAAACTCCACTTGAAGATTTTACAAGAGTACATCACTGGCCTTGCTGCGCAAGAGAAATTACAGACACCTCCTTAGGTGAACAAGTATCTAAGAATCTTGAATCAGCAAAACCAGTGGCAAAGCCAAAACCAGTGGCAAAGCCAAAAGCTAAAGCACCAGCCAAAAAGGCTGCAAAAAAGGAAAAAGGTAAAAAATGAACGATTTTGAAATGGCAGAACTAGCAAAGCAAGTCGAAGGACTTCACGAACTATTAGAAGTCTTGATGGCTAAATGTTTAGATGATGAAGTTGATACCGATGGCGCCGAAGAAGAAGAGTAAATCTAGAGTCAACGAGGCAGGTAACTATACTATGCCTAGTATGAGAAGAAGATTATTTTTAAGAATCAAAGCCGGTAGTAAAGGTGGAGCACCCGGACAATGGTCTGCTCGAAAAGCTCAGATGTTAGCTAGAGAATATAAGAAAAAAGGAGGAGGTTACAAATAATGCCACACACACCAAATCACAGATATAAGATGTCAGGTAAAAAAGTTAAAGTTGATAAAAACGGTAAAGAGCTAACACCTAAGCAAAAGAAAATTGCAAGTCTAGCACCACCCCGCAATAAAATAACCGGGGCCGATTTTAGAGCTTTAAGAAACAGGAGAAAGAAGTAATGGCTTCTCGGATGAAAAAATCACAGAAGTCATTAAAAAAGTGGACCAGTCAAGACTGGGGATATGTTACTAAGGGTGACGAAAAGAAACCCAAATCAAAAAGAGGACGTTACTTACCTAAGAGTGTTAGAAAAGGATTAACCAAAAGTCAGAAAGCAGCTACGAATCGAAAGAAACGTAAAGCAGGTGGCGTTGGTAGTCGAGCTAAATACTCTAAAAAAGTAAGAAAAGCAGTAAGGAGGGCGAGATAATGGTAGTATACAAAAGAAAACCGATGAAGAAAGGTAAAAAACCTATGAAAAAGAAGATGCCAAGAAAGAAAGCCGTAAGGAGATATTAGTATGGCAGTTAAAAAAGTCAAGGGTGTTGACGTTTCTAAAC